TAATAATTCTTCAACGTCAACCAACTCCTGTTTCTTCTTCAGCATTTTATTTTTAAATTCTTTTCTCTCCGCATATATACCTTTTAGTATTTTAGGTATAAATCCTTCTTTATTCTTATCAAAATAACAACCATTACCAGCCATGATATAATTATTATTGACTTTTAATTCACCATTTAATATTGATGGGTCTATAGCGTCAGTATTGACAGATTTTCTATCGCCTTTAATTAGACACTCTGGAGAAATATGCCATTGGGCTTGACAAAAAGGATATAAACTATCCAAATCAAAGGAACAGACCCAAGGATATATATCAGGAACAGGCTGTTTTACATATGCTCCTGCAAAATTTTCTCTCTCATTATCTCTTTTTGGTGGTACAAATATGTTTTTCTTCTTGAGGTCATTATACAACATTGCATCCCAAACACCAACAGTTCCAAGAGCATCAGAAAAATTACATAAAGCCTTATATGAAATTGTTGCAAGGATATTCATCAGATTAAGTTTCTGATCCATCAGAGATATCAACTCAACATCAAAAATATTATAATCTATATAGTGTTGTGGATTCCTGAACCATAAATCATTCAGATTATCATATTCATTGTATCTCAGTTTGGTAACATCTAACTCTTCACTAGAAACAAAATCTAAAGAATATGATGATCTAGTGATAAATGTAAATTTCTTATAAATGTCAATATAATCAAGGGTATATACACCACCTACTGTGGTTTTCCACTCATCCCTTCCAAATGGTCCCGTACCTCTAGATAATTCTGTCTTAACAACTCCATATGGTGAAATTTTGCGTATATGATCATCACCATTAAATACCCTATATGATCTTTCTATTATGTATGGGAAATCAAAGTTTTTGGAGTACCAACCAACCAAAATATCAGGTAATTCTTTTCTCATTAGTTTGATAAACCATAGAAAAATGTGTTTCTCATCTGGTGCATGATAGAAACTTATGGTTTTTGGATCAATACCAATCACTGTTTTATTTTTATCATATGGTTTTGTTGATGCTACATAATATTTGTTATTGGTATGATCTTTGATAGCAATAGATGTAACAGGATATAAACACTCTTCGGGATACGGAAACCCTGCCTTATCCATAAATATATTTCTGTTATATGGTACATTGTTATTATTGATATCAATCATCATGAGGGCATTTTGCTCTTCTGGTAGCCATTTTTCATCAATCTCTGGCAATGTCATTTCTGTTTTATCATCTTCAGAACCGACCAAAACCATTTTTTCTTCATCAAACAGGATAGAGTCAACCTCGATATCAATAATGAAAGTCTTGATCCACTTCAGATTGTATTTAAAATCATCATTGGAATATTTGTCAGATATATATTGATATACAGGATTGATTTCACCCAATATATTATAATACTCTTCATTCTCTTTTTTGAAATTATAATATTCCTTGAAGGTATCAAAATAATGAGGTTCGACATTCTTACCATACAGATCATAATATCCTGTTTCCCTTTCACAGTGAGTACCCAACTGTAGAGGCAAACCCTCACTTTTCTTGATCATCCTCTTGTTACCATTCTTATCATACATAATTTCAATCAACTGATTTTTGTATCTATTTACAGATATATACATTATTCCCCACTCTCACATACATTAATATATTTTTTAACATCTTTACAATCTTCTTCTGTTATTGGTTCATCTAATGGATCATAACTAAATTCATGTGGTGGTATAAATACCTCTGGGTAATCTTCTATTACCACCTTTTCACCTGTAATAGTATGTGTTATTATCATAATCTTCTCCATTGAGCTAAAAATGCTCTTGCTCTCAATCCACTATAAATATTCTTGTTGATAATATCAAATAATTCTCTTCTTGTAAACCCCTCTTTTATATAATCATTGATATCCTTACCATATTTTCTCATTGATTTAGGAAGAAAACACACTTTGAAACCTTCCCGAATAACCTTTTCTATTGTATTGAAAATTTGATGGTTAACCTCATTATCATATATAAAGACAAATTTATCTTTATCTGCAATATCTGTTAAATGTTTTGTTGATAGCTCACCACCAGACATTGCAACAGAATTAGGAATAAATACACTATCTAACTGACCCTCAAACACATATATATGTTTTTTAGAGGTGTTTATACGGTCTAATCCAAATATCTTTGGCTCTTTTTCATTAAACCGTATGGTTATATACCTTAGTTTGTTTTTTGGGTCTAGTGACCTTCCTGCCACACCAAACAGCTTTTTATCAGCATTATAGAAAGGTAAAACTAACCTTGGATCTGAGTCAGGCACATATGAAAACTTATTAGGAATTTTGGTGTTGATCCACTCAGTATAATTTTCAGCATAGAAGAAATAATTATAAAATTTGAATGGTATTAACCTTTTCTGACAATATTTATACACCTCATGTCCAGACATAGAGATAATTTTAGGAAGATCAACAGACTCATATTTTACAACCTCTGGTTCAACCTCCTTTTTAACTGGTTCTTTTTTGGTATATTCATTTTTGTATTTGTCCTTTATGAAATCCTTATAGGCATCATATTCATATTCTTTAAGGTAGTTCATGAAGGACATAGACACACAATTATTATAACACTTATACATCCATGTATCATATTTCTGATTCCACTTGATCCAACCCCTTTTTTTGGTTCTGGATTTTTTAGAATCTCCACAAATAGGGCATCTAAAATGATAGTCCTTACCCCTTCTTTCTAGTTGATCAAAACCACAAATATATACATATTCACTTATATCATACATTAAAATATATCCGTTAATGATTGTTGCATGGGTTTTAACATGAAACTATTGATATCACTCTCGATAGTTGTCCAGTTGTTTTTTCTGATATACTGTAACACCTTGAGAAAATCAGGCTTGGTATCCTCCATTTCAGAGTATATCTTGATAGTATAATCCCATAATTTTGGTGGAATTGCAACTATATCTAACTGGATTAGTTTTTTGTTTCTGTTGAAATTTTCCTTTAATCCATTTTCATCTATATATTGTTTAATACCATATTCAAGAATCCCATTCACCTTTTTAGCTCCACATGGTGTAGCTCTTCTCTTAATTCTAGCATTCTTCCTGACTTTAAATTCGTATATCCTGATCAACTCTCTCAGAGTATCAGGATATTTCAATTCAAGCTCTATAAGATCCTTTGATTCAACTGCATTCTTTTTGATATGTTTTTTAAACCAAGTCTCAAATTGTTTACTGAAAACCATATCTTCTTGAACATAAATATTATCAGGATTTACCACTGAAGGGACACCATCACCACTATCACCCATCAGAATATGCTCTATAAGGTACTGTTTAGGGTCATCACAGGTCATAAATTTACTATCTTGTATAGACCATAGCTTTACATCAGGAATAGCTAACAATTGTTTCATATCATGATCATTTGAACATATCAAGACATCATTATTGATATGGTTTGCAAGGATAGCTATGATATCATCTGCCTCACATAGTGGTATCTGCATTATCTTGTATGGTAAATATCCATCAATTTCATCAATAAATTTGTTTAGATGAGCGAGAAACTCAACATAATCAAACCCTGCCTTTGCTCTGGTTTTTGTTCTGTTGGCCTTATAGTATTTAAAATACCTTTTTCTCCAAGATGGAGAATCACAACAAATCACCATTTCATGTGGTTTATGAATTTTCATAATATCTTTGAGTTTTTTCACCATCAGATATTTCCAATATTGTAACCTTTCATTGCAGAAAGGATTCATATCTCTGGTGATTCTAGTATCTACACTAGCCGTATAAAAATTGGCATGTGCGATATTACTAAAATCTAAAAGTAAAGTTTTTTTCAAGTTTTTCTCCTTTGCCATTATAGTATCAAAGAACGATACACATATTAATATTATTTGACATTATAGTATAAACGACCATATATGTCAAATAAAAAAGGATCAATCTAATTAAAGATTGACCCTTTGTAGTTTAATATATGAGTTTGATTTATATTCCCAATACTTGTCTCATATCCTCCTGACATTTTATATACCCTTCACGGTATCGAGAATGTGCATATGTATCTATTTTTCCTTTCAATACTGAAATTGAAAGTTTGGTTCTAACCAATTGTGTAAGATAATCAGATAATCCTTCCCAATCTCCATATTCAATAAACTTCCTAATAAATTCTCCTTGTTGAGTATCTTTAAAAACTACCATACCAGTATCAAGAAAACAGTCAGATATCCAATAAGATCTAACATTTTCACTTATTTGTTCAGATAATTCTGAGATATTCATACGATTTGCCATACTTCCTTTGTTGCCATTACCTATGGTTATATCATTCCAATTCATTTATTTTATCTCCTTATAATGTAGTGTAAAGTCCAGTAACATCTGTGAAAAGGCTCTGGAGCTGATCACAGTAGACATTTTCATGAGTAGCAACAGGCTTGATCTTAGTACCCCAAACCTTGATGAACTCAACCTTGTATGTGTCTGTTGGTAGAAGTGTTACCCTGAGATGATTTGCAACCTTGGACCCCTTGAACTTCAGACCTGCATAAGTGTTTCCATCCTTGCCAGTTCCACAAATAAGATTACAAGCTCCTACCATTGACTTGAACCTGTTTCCTCCTAGTTGCTTGAAGATCTCTCCTGCTATGTTTTGTTCGTTTGTCATGTTTATTTCTCCTTGAAAAGTGTTTTGGTTTATTGCCTCAAGAACAATTACAGACTACCAAAAGAATTGCCTCTTGTCAAATAAAAAGAGACAAGAGGCAAAAATTATTTATTATATCTTTGTTCTAATGCTTTTGCCTCTTTCATAACTGAATGCATTCTTGCTAAACATTTCTGACAAACTTCTTTACCTTCATTAAGAGCCTTGTAAAATCTAACCAAATTTAAAGCTCTACCACTATCATCATATCTACCACATGATGTTTTGAATGGAGCATATGAACTTTCTCTTTTTCCTAATCTAACTTTAGCCTTTCCATTCTCAAGATAAACTTCTTTTACATGTCTAAGGTGAATTTTAGTCCCATTTCCTGTGACAGTATAATTTTTCATGTTTATTTCTCCTTGAAAAGTGTTTAATCCCTGAACTCAATTACAGACTACCAAAGTTAGATTTTAAAGTCAAGAAAAAGTTAACAATCTGAACATTCATCTCCATCCATGATCCAATCATGTGTAATCATCTGTAATTCTTCTAGGGTATATTCATTTGCAAGAAATTTCTTCTCATCAAAACACTCATAAAGACCAAGATCATTACATACTATTTCATCAATTAGTTGGGTTTTTGTCATTGTGAATATATCCATTTTATTTCTCCTTGAAAAGTGGTTAATTCCTGACCTGCAAATATAATATACATGACAAGGATTTATAAGTCAAGCACAAAATGTATTATTTTATGCTGTAGTTTTAATCCACATTAGGGCTTCTTTTTTTGTGTCAAAAAATGTCACTACATTTATTTTTCCAGTAGAAACGATAAAATATTTTACTTTTTTAGGGGTTTCTGTTCCATCCCAAATGCTATAATTCTTTTGTTCTTTTCCACTATAGATAGGCAATTCATATAAACTTAAATTACCCTTACTTTTTATTGGTTTAGTATTTTTTGCAAACTTAACAATATTCCTTACAATGGAATCATAATTAGCATCACTTGATTTATCTGTTAAATATCCTTTATCTACATTAAGAGATGTAGTCCCTGAATTATCATCATAAGCTACCCACAAAGTTTTATGACCATCTATAAATACTTTTTCGGTAAATCTTTCTTCATTTAATATCTCTATAAAATTTCTCATTTTAAACTCCTTGTCTCTAAAAGTTAAAATCCCTGACCAACAATTACAGTATATTGGAAAGGAATTTCAAAGTCAATCATAAAATATATTTTATTTCTTTAATATTTCCACTTTTGATACTTCCTTTCCGTGTGGTCCTTTGACAAAATGTAGTTTAAAATCTTTATTTCTTATCATACCCAAAAAAAGTTTTACGCTAGTTTTTGCTAAAGATCCAGATGTTGTATTGTAGTGGTATTTGATATATTCTTTCTTATCCTCATCTGTGGGATTATCTGGTAAAACACCAAAATACTTTCCTTCATTTAATATTTCTTTAAATTCTCTCATTTTTATCCCCCATATTTTGGAAGTTCATTATCAATAAACTTCTTGACTTTTTTAAAATATTTATCAATCATGTTCTTGGCCTTATCTGTTGTGGTAGATTTGACATTTCTCCAACCAAGTTTTATTCTCTTATCTCCCTGAAAAATATTCCAATTATTATTGTAATCTAAGACCAGTATTATCTGTTTTAGGTATTTTCCCTTCTATTTTATCATAACCCTTAATATTCCATACTGATAAAATATTATTAACCATCTTTAATATATCTTTTTCATCCATAGAGTTCCATACTTGTGAACCTATATTTGCACCCATATCATCCATAGCTGAATTTATAAATCTATTGAACACATTTTTAATACCGCTTTGTGTTATTATTTTGGGAGAACCTGCTACTATTTCTTCTGGTGTCCTTTCTTTACTTATACCATGTTTATCTCCGGCATTTGTTAATACCCCATGCCATTTATTAGCAACTTTTTTTGCCCATGCTTTTGTCAATACCTTCTTTTTATATGGATTCTTCTTTGCCTCTGTCAGTATCTCTGTAAATGTTCTCATAATTTTATATCCTTTATCTTTTGTTAATAATGGTTGATTCTGGTGCCATTTTATTTATACTGACCGTTTATAAGATCCCTAAACAGGGTTTTATCATTTTGCATTTTCAGAACCCATTTATCTATCTCTTGACCCATTTTGATATCTCCACCCTTTTCAGCTTTTTCAGCTTTCTTGTAGTGTTTATTTATAATCTTCCCAAGTCTCTTGGTAATGGTTCTAAATACAGCATCAATTTCATTAATAGCATCATCGGAAATTGATTTAGCGTCCATTCCTTCTGTTAACTCTTCTGTGTCTTTTCCTAATATCTCTGTAAAATCTTTCATTTTTTATACCCTTTATCTTTTATTAATAATAGTTGATTGACGTTTTCCTGTACTAGTCTTACCAAATTTTGCCATTCTCTTGGCTTTTTTCTTCTGCTTTCTATGTGCTATTGTACGTCTTCTAAGCCGTTGAGTCCTCTTGACTTTAGATTTCTTTGCCCGATATTCTCTTTTC